AAGAATTACTATTTTTTTCATCATCCTCTTCATATTCATCATCATCATCTTCTTGAGAAATTTTACTATTTTTTTCAACTTTAATTTCCTTAACATCATTATATTCTTCTTCCTCTTCAGCTTCTTCATCTAATTGAGAAGAATTACTATTTTTTTCATCATCCTCTTCATATTCATCTTCTTCATCATCATCTTCTTGAGAAATTTTACTATTATTTTCAACTTTAATTTCCTTAACATCATTATATTCTTCTTCCTCTTCAGCTTCAGCATCATCATCTAATTGAGAAGAATTACTATTTTTTTCATCATCCTCTTCATATTCATCTTCTTCATCATCATCTTTTTCTTTATCATCTACTTGAGCAGATTTACTATTATTTTCAACCTTAATATCATTATCATTATTATATTCTTCTTCTTCATCATCATCATCTGCTTCTTCATCTTCTTGAGAATTACTATTATTTTCATTATCATATTCATCATCATCTTTTTCCTCTTCCTGAATAATATTTTGTGGGGTTTTATTATAATTGAAGTCTTCATCAGATAATTCAATAAATATATCATTAAGAGTTTTTATTTCATATTTTTTATTTAAATCTATATCTTTTCCTATAAAAAACAAAATAATTTTTAATAAAGATATATGATAATCCGTAGTATCTTTAATAATACTATCCATATTATTTAAAATAAGATAAAAAAACTATAATTTATTTAACTTCTTCTTCTTCTTCATCATTTTCTTCTTCATCGTTTTCTTCATAATCTTCATCTTCGTCTTCTTCATAATCATTATTAACATCTTCATCTATGATCTTATTACTAGCTTTAAAGTCATCATCAGTTATATCATTAAAAATATTATTAAGTTCAATTATTTTATAATTTCTAGTTAAATCTACTTCCTTTCCTATAAGAATTAGAATAACTTTTAATAAAGATATATGATAACTATTACAATCTTCGATAATACTATCCATATTAATTAAAATGAGATAAAAAAAAACTAAAACTTCATATAGAAATCTTCGTCATCCTTACATACATCTGCCCAAGACTTTCCAATAACCTTCATCTCAGCAACTTTCTCAACGACTTCTTCAACTTCATCAAGAGTATCGAATGAGTTTTTATGACGAATGTCAAATTCATTGACTTTCAACACTTGAACCTTCTTCTCGACCTTGATTTCGTTCAACTTGAAATCGTTGAAGACTTTGATAAGACGCTGTCTATCCTTAACTGACAACCGATGACGAAATCCACAACTCTCATTGTAGCAAAGCTGACCAAACCGACAATTAGCCTTCCTTTTGTCCATATTATCTTCAATCTTAGAAATTCCAGAGAGACCATCGAATAACTTCTTAACAATCTTTCTATCCTTCAAAATCGGGAGATGGGTGTAAGAACAATCGCCATCAACACAGACACAATTGAGATTACAGACAGGAGCGTTCATCTTTGCTATAAATATGATTAATAAAGGATAAATCATTTTTTTTCCATTTTCTAAATAAACAAATACAAAATGAATTATGTATTTATAATAGACTTAGATGGAACTATAATAGGAGATTGTATATATCAAGCAGAAATATATAAGATAGCATTAATATTAAATAAGTTAAAGATAAAAATAAGGATAAATGATATATTGGAAGAATGTTATAAAGAGAAAACTAGATTAATAAGACCATATTTCAAATTTTTTATAGAGAAGATGAGGGAATATTTTCCATCATCATATTTTTATATATATACTGCTTCTGAAAAGAAATGGGCGGAGAAGGAGATATTAATAATAGAGAAGGTGTTAAAAATAAAATTTAATAGACCTATATTTACTAGAAATGATTGTGAAATAGTTGTAAAGGATGATAAGATAGATATTAAGAAGTCGGTAGAAGCGATAAAGAGGAGAATAAAGATAAAAAATCCGGAGATATTGATAATAGATGATAATGATGTATATATAGATAATAATGAAAAATTGATTAAATGTAAGGTATATAATTATAAATATTTCTGTAATTATTGGGATTATATTCCAATAGAGAAGATAAATAATAAGATAGTAATAAAATATTTAAAATCATTGATAATGAATAATAGATTAAGTCCTATTATTGATAAAAAAACGATGAAAGATAAATTAAATAATTATGATTGGTTATATCAAAAATGTAATGATGTTAATAAGTCAAATAAGAGATGTAAGAATGATGAATTTTGGTTAAGATTAGCGAAGATAATAATAGAAAATAAGATAATAAATTTCAATAGTTCAAATATAAAATTTATTCATAATAAGGTTGTTGAACAGGATGTTGATTAAAACGAGTGCAATAACTTGAATTATAGATGAAAAATAACCAATAGAATGGTCCAAGTATTAAAGCAGATAAAATACCAATAAATTTATCACTAATTGAACCATTATAGAAACAACAAACCATAGACATTACAAATCCAATAATACCTGCTATAAACCAAATAAGACTAAAAATTAAGTAATAAATCATATAAATAGGAATACTGGGAATATCGTCTTTTTTAACTTCTTCCATATTTATCTATAAATAAGGATTGATTATTTTTCATAATAATAAAAAATCATTAATAATGCGTCGCATATATCATCTTTTTTATTTTCCTTTTTAATAATTTCTAAGATATTATTATCATTATACTTAAAATTTAATAAATAATTAGCGAAACTTACAGCATTTATTTTATTATTTCTATAATTACTTTTATTATCAATATTAGAGAAATCAGGATATTTTTTTGTTAAATCTAATTTATGTTTTGCTGATAAATTAATAGTTTCAATATCAATTCCTTCAAATTTAGAGATCATTTTAAAATACATATTAATAGTTGTTTGAATACATCTCATTTTAGAAGTCATTTGACATTCGATAAGAACTTTCAAACATTCACCATTATTCATTATTAATTCATTATGATATATATTATCAAGGAATTCAACTGTAGTATCTATAAAAGTTTGAGTAGTAGCTTTATTATGAATTTTTAAATCAATTTTATTTAATTTAATAATTTCAAGATTATCTTTACAAGACGCTATACAATACGCCATATTTTTAATACCGATATCAAAAGAAATAACCTTCATATTATAAATAATTAATTAACATTTAATTTTAAGTGTTTTAACATCACTTAAAATAGGATTATTGGGATATGCTATTCTATAATGAATATGTTGGTCTAAAACGGAACCTGACGGAACTTTATATTTATTAGGACATTTAATATTAATAGAAACCTTTTTATTATTAATGATTGCTATACCACTATTTTCATAATTTCCATAAGCATCATTTGGATTATTAAAAACAAAATTTTTATCTTTTTTATCTTCCAAAGACGCCCAATAAATAACTTTAGAACCATCAGGAGCATTTAAATCAAGTTCTATAGAGAAGTTTGTATTAGAAGGGTAAATAGCATTAGGGATTAATGAAACAGGATATGCGCATTCTCCTAAGAAGATAAGGAAAGTTTCTTTAAAGGTAGATTTATAAATGATAAGGAAAATAAGAATGATGGATAAAAATTTAAGAAATAGATTACATTCTTCATTACCTATGATATAAATAGCATTAATAGAAGATATAATAAAAATTAATATCATGAAAACGAAATGGAAACCAATAGAATTATTCATCTTTTAATAATTGAGTAGAATTTAAATTAGAGAGGAATTGTATAATAGAGGGGATAGTTTTAAATTTGATAGTATTTTTAGTATTTGTAGAGGAACAATAATTATGGATGGAATTGGATAAATCTATAACGAGTTTTTTAATATCTTCGATATCATTGGCAATTATTAGATTATGTTCTTTAATGATGATATCTAATTCAATAGAAGTAATATTTTGATTATTATAGAGATTACGAATAATATCATTAGATGGTTTATTAAATTTAATGAAATTATAATAGATGATATCTTTATAATAATTGAATTTTTCTGTTTCTTCGATTTCTTTTCTTAGAGTATCATTATCAATATGAGGGATATCATTTTCTAAAACTATTTCTAATAATTTATTTTTAGAGATTTTCATAATACCTTCACATTCTTTACCTTGTTTAAGATAGAAAACTTTAATATCATTAATGAGTTGTTTTTTAGATAATTTAGAGGACATATATAAATATTTTTGGAAAATAAAATCATTTTTTAATTAAAAAGATAATGGCGACTTAATAATAAAATGCTAGATATAATAATTAAATTAATTTTTAAATTTAAATAGTCATATTTTTTATTTAATTCTCTAATACTTTCTACAAATAATCCTGCTAGATTAGTATATAAAATTCTCAATTTTCCATCATGTTTTTTAACAATTGCTTCGGGAAGAACTTTATTAACTTCTTGTGCGATTAATCCAGTATATCTATTATTATCAAGAACATCATTTCTATTAAATGTATAACCTCTAATTTTATTAATAATATCTAATGGATTTTTAATAATTTTCAAATTATATTTATAAGATATATCACTATCTGTTGTAATATCAGTTGTGCTATAAATACTACCGCAAACAATTAAAGAATTATTTCTTAAATAACTAGAATTTAAAGTTCCTACATTATTTGAACCTAATAAACAACTTCCAGCAATTTGTAAAACGATCCCTTGTTCATTTCTAGAAGGAATAGATTGTAATCCAATTTTATTAAAAGAATTAGAACTGATTACATCAATAGGATTAATCCATTCTAATTCAAGAGTTCTATTATTAATTTTATTAATACCTAAAGAAGTATTAATATTTCCAATATTTTTAGGAAATATTATATCATATGAATTAACAATATTTGAAGTTCTCATATTCATAAAAAGATTATTGCTATAAAAACTCAAACCATTATTATAAATAGATAGACCATTATTACAATCATTAATATTTGGATAAGTTCCAATACCTACTTTTCCATCACTATTCATAGATAATATAACTCTTTCATTGCTCGAATTCATATGTGATAATTTCAATGTATAATTTGTATTACTTTCATACCAACTATTAAGATAATGGACTGCTTTAACCCCAGTAGTTAATAAAGATGGTCTTGTTAAATTTATAAGAGGTTTTTCAATATTATTAATAGAAGTTGGAATATTATGATTAAGGTTCATTAAAGCTTCTGTAGAATTTGTTGATAAATCATTACCGATACTTAGAGGAACAAGTGGATTAATATTACTAATACCAACATATGTTTTTCCAAATAGGAATGGATTATTTAGATAATTGAAAGTAAGATTACTATAATTATAATTATTATTATTTGGAATATATCCATAAACTTCTATAAAATTAAGGACGCAATAATTAGGGATACCTGTATCATTATGAGTATTAATGATACATAATGCGAATTTAGTATATACATCATAATCTTTATAATCTATAGTGAAGAAATTTGGACTAATATCATTATTTAAACGAACATTCATTTTTTCATCAATAATAACCCATGTTGATGTTTGTTGTTTATAACCTAATAAACGGAAATCTCTAATAGAAGTTTTAAAATCGGTATAATTTGTATAAAGGGCATAAAAATTAGGGACAAATGGTTGTCCAAAATCGAAGATTATATAAGCACCACATTTAGAGATACCAGTAAAATCATTATAGATATATTTGAAAGAATTTGTATTATATAAATCATTATAATTAACGAAATTATTTTGAGTTCTCCAATGTCTAAATTTAAATTTATTAAAGATATTATAAGGTAATGTAGTAATATCTGTGCTATCATCATTTTCTTCAACTTCTATAGTAATATTGATACCATTACTGAGAGTAATAATATATTTTTTAATATTATTAGATATTGGTATTGAGTTATTGATAGCAATAATTCTATCTTCATTATTAGGAATTTTAACAATAATTCTAAAGATATCTTCGCCAATTTCTTTATTATTAACATATAATCGATTTGATTTATAATTGGAGTTAATAATATGACCACCAATATATAAATTAGAATTAATACTTACATTATCGATATTAGTATTAGAAGTTAATTTAAGACGATGATTAAATGAATTGCTAAAATTGAAATTATATAAACCCATTAATTTATCGATATTTGCTACATCAATAGTCTTAGTAGTTTTAAGATTTGAATTTTCATCAATGATGACTATAGAATTTGGATTAGAAGAAATAACATCTAAATTACTTAAAACATTTTTATTAACTAAAAGAGGTGTTAAAGTTCCATTACTAGAAATTAGAATTTGTGAATTTATTTGAACTGCTTTTCCAATATCATTTAAAATATTTTGATTAAGATTAATAACATTTAATGAACCATTATTATCAAAACAAGCAATTTTATTAATTAAATCTGCTGTATTTCTCAAATTGCTCAAAGAATTAAATGAAATATTTGTATCAACGACATCTTTATTATTATTAATCATAAGAATATTATTGCCATTAATGCCACTAGAAATATTTAGATTACTAGTAGAAAGATAATTTAATATATTTGAATTTGCTATATTTAGATTACTTGAAAGATTTATAGAAAATGTATTAATAGCTTTTGTGAAATTGGGAAGATTTAATGTTTCAATAGAATTAGCAGGAATAAATAATATATCATTTGTCGTTGTTTGTAATTCATCAATAAAAATATGATTAATAAATAAATCTCTAATACCAGAAACATTTGTTGTGAAAGTAATATCTAACAAATCATTATATTTGATATAAATTTTAATAATAGGTTCAGAACCAAAATCTATAATATAAACAACATCTGTAATTCTTTGAATAGCATTAGTATTATCAAAAGTAGTATCCCAATATAATTTAAACGAGTTTATTTGATTAGTATTAGTATTAACATTAACAAATGAATAACCATAGATATTAAGTGTTTGAAAATAATATTTGGTGGTATCAATTAAGAATAATCGAATATGAAAATAATTGCGATTTGCCAATGCTTTCATATTAATTTTTCCAATAGAGATATATGAAGAAGCATAAGGATTAGTTAAAGTAGAAATTACAATTTTTTGAGAGATAGAACGATTATTAAAAGCAATATCACCATTAATATCAAAATTAGCGATAGCATTTGATTTACCGATTGCCATTTTATTAATGATATTACTATCAGGATAACCTACATTACCTATATTTTTCCAATAATAACTATATTGATTTTTAAAATCGTCTAAAGCGGACATAAGAGCATTAGAATTTAATTCAGTTAATGAATTAATAGGAACATCATTAAGATATAATTTTTTAGTATTAATACTTTCAATATTATAAATACTATTATCTGAAACTTTAATATTATCATCTAAGATGAGGATAGGTTTTGAGATAATTTTAAGTTCATAAATTTTAAAAGATTGGAAACTTGAAAGATTTGGGTCAATTCTTATTCTAGTAATAACAACAACAATAAATAGATATAAATCATTATTATTAATTGAAAAAATGTTTGTGAAATTATTTTGGGTAATTCCTCCAATTTTAGTCCATCTACTTTCATCTAATGAACCATATATATCAAAATCAAGTGGATCATTTAAATTTTCAACAGAATTTACTGAAAAACCTATAGGAACTATTTGATAAGGAAAACGAATTTTAATATAATGTCCATAACTATTTTGGAATTTATGGATAGTTGTATCAGTTCTAGCGAAACCATTGATAGAACTATAAACATTTTCAGATTGCCAGAAAGTGAAATTATTAATATCAAAACAATTAGCACAACCGAAAGAAGATATAGCAGATGGTTCGTTTAATTCATAATTACTAATAGGGGTTTGTGGATTAGGAAAAAATCTTGCTTCACTATTTTTCAAATTCAAACAATTAATATTATCAACAGATATTGTATTATCTCTATATCTTAGACCTCTATCATCTGTATTATTGAAATTAAAAAATTTGATTTGATTATTAGATAATCCTCCTAAATAACTATTACCTCCTATATTTGAATATTGAATATATGAACCTTGATATAAACTATCAAATTTTGCCATAACTTCATTATTAGAATTATCAGTTCTAAAATGTAAAAGAACCATCTATTATTAACACTAATAGAAAAAGAAAAAGAATAAAAAATTATACAACATTCAAACTTTCCTTATGTGCCTTCCAACGTTCAGCAGCAATTCTCATATATTCATTAGGTGGAACTCCTGTAGGATTTTCTACCTTAATTTTCGCAATTTCATCACGAATATAGATATTATAAGCACTTGGTGCTTTCTTTTCACCAGTTTTCTTCTTACCTTTTCCGTAGACGTTTTTATAACTATCTTCGAGAAGTTTTAGCATATCTTTTAGAGAATATTCATTATCATTATTAAGAGAAGTTTTAAAAACTTCAACAACCTTTTCTACTTTAGACGCCATTTATTTAATTTTAAAAGGGGTCTAATGTTTATATCCTTTTGGACGATTAAAAAATATATAAATATAAAAATAGATATAATATCCATATGAGTATTTATCAAGATTGGACACCTGTTGATATTGGTAATAAGAAAAAGATTAATAAATCATTATCAAAATCTTCTTCAAAAGCAAAAGAGGAAGATTATGATGGAACTCCACCTACAATATTATATTGGACGACGGATTTAATTATTGCTCTTCAACAATTAAGACAAGCGAAGGGATTTAGTCAAAAAGATTTGGCAAAAAGAATGAATTTACCATCATCTATGATTAATGATATTGAGGCGAATAAATGTCCTTATAATCCAACATTATATAAGAAGATTTTTAGATTTATGGGAGGTGATCCATCATCACTTAATTTTCCAAAGGTGAAATAAATTTCCAATCTTTACCATCATTTGTAGTTCCTGCTAATTTATAAGAATAAATATATGGATTATTATTAATACCTGTTTTTTTAAAATCATATAAATCAGTTGCTAAATCCCATTTTTTACCATTTTTAGAAACTGCTAATTTGGGATAAATGACTAAATTATTATCATTAAATAATGATTTATTGCAATTTTTAAGTTCATTAACTTTAATAGGGAATTGATTATTAATAATAGCACTAATAATTTCTTTGAGACATTTATTTTTATCAGTGCTTACGGAAGTTTTTGCGTAATTACTAATAATTAAATTTTTAATTTCGATAATAGCATCAAAAAAACGATTTTTAATTCTAGTTATTTTATTTTCATCACCATTTTTATAAGAATTTATTAATTCTGCTTCTAAAATAGGTTTAATAACAACATCATTAATAACATTAACACTATTAAAAAAATTTTTATTATTTTTATCATAATTTGCTATATTTTTAATAGAATTATAAATGACATTATTTAAAGTTTTAATTTGAGTTTCTTGACTAGCTTTTAATTCTTTATTATTTCCATAAATTTTATTAATTAAATCAAAAGAATTATATATATTATTAAAATCATTTTTGATAGTAGTTACTGAAATATTTGTGGTAGGACTTGTAATTTGAACAGAAGCATTCATATTCATATCACCAGTATTTGCCGGAATTACTTCAATATCTTTATTGTCTTCATCTACATTTAAAGCGATAGCAATTTTTTTAATTTTTTCTTCAAAAGAACTAATATTAGAATTAATATCAATCATATTTTTAGTTTCATAACTTCTTTTTAAAGTAGTATTTAAGATAAGAATTATTCCACTTGAATTTAAATCATCATAATCAGTTATTTTTAAAAGAAAATCATAAATAGTTTTTGTTAAACTTTCAATTAAATCTCTTTTTTCGACATAAGTAAAAACCTTATCCATAAAAACCCCTTTATATATTTCATTTAATTCTTTAAAATTTCTTCTAATTTCTTTAATAGTATTTCTATGATTATAATAACTATTATTAAGACCATTATCAATAATAACTTTCATATTTTCGATAATATCAAAAAATGTTAAATCTTTAGGTTTATCAAGAATAGGAACTAATTCGTTATTATATAAATCACTTAATTTATATCTATCATATGAATTGATAAGAAGGATATCAATTCTATTAACCGCATCTTTAATTTGTCTTTTAGCATCTAAAATTTCATTAATTTCTGCTCGTTCTTTTTTATATAATTCTTTTAACTTTTGATAATTATCTTTAATAATTTCAATTTGTTTATAAGCATTACTACGAATTTCTTCAGGATTAATATTATCAAAACATTCAGTAATCATATAATTATTTAAGACATATAGAAGAATGATTACACCAACAATAATTAAAAAGATAGTTATTAATGACATTTCTATTTATTTAAGATTTTTAATTTCGTTTCTCAATTCCTTCATTCCTTCAATAATTAATCCCATCAAATTTCCATAAGCAATATTTAAAAACCCATTTTCATCTTTAAAAACAGCTTCTTCTATTACTTCATTAACTTCTTGAGCAATTAATCCTAATTGTCTTTTATCATCTCCTATTTTATTAAAAAATACACCAGATAAACGTTCAATTTTATCCATAGCACCTTCAATTTTATTAATATTAGTTTTTAAACGACGATCGGATGAAGAAATAACAACCCCATCAACTTTCATATTTCCAAAAACTCTTAATTTATAATCATTTGTTTTATAAGTAGTAATATCATTAATAGAGAAGTTATTTGTAGTTTTAATATTACCATTAATATTAATATCATTATTTTTATCTATCATAATTAGATTATTTACATCAGCAAGATTTAATTGATTATTATTTTGTGAATTTCCACGCCAAATACCAAAATTACCATCAAAAACACCAATTTTATAAATATCATCAATACCCCAGAAATTAATAAATCCAGAATTGCTAACAGATTTCAATGTAATAAAATTATCATTACCATTATAATTATTTATTTGAAATAGATTATTAAAAGAATTAATATCGCTACCATTAATAATAACACCACCATTATTAATAATAGAAGGATTCAGGAAAATATTGGAACTATTAAAAGAAATATTATCTTTTTGAATAAAATAATTATTACCAACAATATGAGTTAAATTACTAGTTATAGAAGTTAATATTCCATTATTTTTATAAAAAATATCACCATCAAATATGATATTTTTCATATCAATATTTCCATTAGTATTTAATGAACCATTACTATCGATAGAAATTAATTTTTTATCATCTAAATGAATTTCATAGTTATCATTAAAACTGAATATTTTATGTTGAGAACTAAATTGCGAATTAATCTTATTTTTAAAGACTAAATGGGGTTGAAATTTATTTATAGTAATAGGTAAATAGAAGTCAGGATTATTATCTTCAAAATCATATATTTCATAATAATCATTTTTAGTGAATGTTAATTCGATAGTAGTTATATCCATATTATTAATTTCAATTGGATAGACTTTTTTAACTACATTAGAAGAAATTTTAATATTTTTCTTAAAATATGTAGCATCTGTATAATTATTAAGAATATCACTTTCAATAATATTTTTCAAAAATGAATTACTATTATTAATAATAATAGATTTTTCATCTTGACTTTCAATTGAACAAGCATTCATATAAACATTAAAAAAATTAGATGGAATATTAATTTCATTTCTTAAATTATAATTATAAGTAAAATCTAATTGAACATCTGTGATATTAATATTAGGAACAGGATAATAATAAATACTATTAACAACATTATAATTATAATTATAATTATCAATATTAACTATGAATTCATTTGTAATAGTTTTAATTTTATAATCATTGGAAGGTTTATCTTTAACATTTAAGAAAGTTAAAAGATTAAGATTACTATAATAATTATTTTCAAAATTTGAAGTGAAATTACTATGAGTAATTTTACTTGCTATTAAAAGTTCATTATTTAATGTTTGTGGAGTTTTATAATTAAGAGTTAAATTAACACCATCTATATTATAATCAAAAGGAATTATTGAGAAATTTGTAATCTTTGCTTTTAAATTAGGATTATATGATCTTAAAGATGGTATTAATTCAATAGAATTACTATCATTATAAACCGGAATATTTTCTAAATATCTATAATCTAATTCAATATTATTAAGATTAATAGAAAAGTCTATAATAAGATTGCTATTAAAAATAAAATTAGAATTATTAATATGATAATTATAAATATTATTATCATGAATATCTTTTATTGGATAATCATTTGAATTAAAATTATATGTGAATGAACTAATATTATTATCAAAATTGTCATCATAATAATCGAAATGATATTTATTAGAAGTTATTAATAAATTACTAAAAGGAGTTTTTATATAACTATCAATAATAAATGAATTATCATCGTCATTAGTAATATCATAATTATTCAAACATTCAATAGATGGATTATTTTTAGTTGCTTTAACTTTAATAGAATGAACATTAATATCATTTTCATTTAATATTAATACATCTTGATTATTATAATTAAAGACGAAATTATCATTAATTTCAAATTTCCATTCATTCATTTCATTTTCAAAACCAATTCTAACAGGTTTTTGGTTATTTGTTAATTTCAAAAGATAATCAAAATCATCATTAATATTAACACAACTATTATTGAAATTTATATGATTACTAGTGTAAAATTCAGCTTTACCAATATTTATTTGATTTTTATTTTCAAAATTGAGACATGTTAAGAAAGGATAATTATTATTTGGACTAATTTCAAAAATAGTTAATCCTTCATTACCTTTTAATTTGAATTGAAGTTTATTATTAATATCACCTATATCATTAATATCACTTAATATTCCTAATTCAATTATAGCAATATCAGGTCTAGTTTGAAAATTTTTAAAAGATTTATTATAAAATTTTGTAATAACAGGTGGTATAACCTCATCATAATAATCATTATTATTATAAATGAATAATGGAGTTTTAAAACTATTATCTATTTGAATATTATTAAGTTTATTAAAAATCCATTCATCTTTATAAGCAATAATTGAAGTTTTATTTGGAAATATTCCAATCTTATTACCAATCAAACTTAAATCATTGACATCTGTTGTATAATTAGTTGTAATATTATTATTTAAAATATTTGATTGAACATCTTTATTAGAAAAATTACCAACAATAACTCCATTAATCATATAAGATGAGTTTCCTTTTAGATTAAGATTTCCTTCAATTTCTACATTACCTTTAATAGATACAGCAGTATTAAAATCATAATTATAATTAATATTAGGATTATTAATATCAATAAAATATCGTTTATAAACTGGGTTATAGAAGAAATTCATACAACTATGAGTAGGATTATAGGTGTTATCTGTATAACCAATTTGGAGAGTTCCGGTATTATTATCTTCATTTCTATGATTTTTATAAATAAACCATTTATAATTATTTCTATTTTGAGTTTTGATAGGCATATCATAATCACAAAAATCAATACCAGAATAAAAAGCATTATTATTAAAACCACCGCCTCTAACACCTCTATAAATTCTAACAATTGAATTATTATTAATATTAGAACTGAAATTTCTAATTTGAAGTGGAATAGTATAATTATTATTAGTATCACTAATACCAATACCAATATGATTAAAGACAGATGACATTTTTCCATAATCTTTAAAATTGGTAATTTTCAAGTTATTTTCAAAATAACCATCATATGAATTAATACCACCAATAATATTTAATGTTTTTTTATTAAGATATTCTTTATTTTCTAGATTAATATCAAGATTTTTAACATTTAAAATAGATGATTTTTGGGAATTGATATAAATAATATTAACAGAATATTCTTGATTATTTTTACGAATATAATAATCATTCGCAACAAAATCACCAATTAAATCTAATGTTCTCATTGGAATATTTGTATTAATTCCAATTCTGTTATTTTCCATAATAGCTAGATTAGGAACAAGACATTTAAAACCTTCACAACCATCTTTATCTTTTCCAGCATAAAAATAAATATTATGCCATTTAATATTTTTCTGTGTTAAAAAAACAAGACTATTATCAAGATTTCCATATAAATTATTTAATTTTGTATGACCAATATAAACCTTACTATTATCAGTAGTTAATGCTGACTTATCTTCTAAACTTAATTCAAATCTTTCTTGTTTTCTTTTAATAATATTAAATTGATTATCATAATTATCAGTATTTAGAATACCTGTTCCAAATCTTCCACTAATCGCAAGATTACAACCATAATCAAAATTAAGACCATTTGAAGCATATGAAATATTAGAAGTATTTACTCTATAACCATTAATAAAAAGATCATTACTAACATTAATACTTTTATTAATAGTTAAGTCATCATTGAAAATTACATTATTATTAAAGAATGTTGTTTTATTAAATTCAGCGACACCATTAATAGTAGTTTCACAAGTTTTTAAACTTTCACTTGTAATTTTTTGTGAAAATTCTCCAGAACCATAAACATTAAAATTATAAGAATTTGTTAAATTACTTCCAATATTAACATTAGAATTGAAGGTGAATACATCTTTAATAAAATGACCACCTTTAATTTGATTTGCGTCAAGTGTTAAACCATTTTTCCTAATATAAATATCATCTAAATGAAGATTTGATTTTTGATAATAATCATATGTAAATATATTACTAATAATAGCATAACCATTAACATATAATTTTGGATTTCTAATTTGATTACTATGAATAATTTGAAGAGGACATTTATCTCTATTGATATTAATACAACCATCTAAATCAATAGACATTTGAGGATAATTATAAATATTAGAATGTTCTGGAATACCCAATCCATTTGAATATAAATCTTCTATTTTTTTTGAAGATTTTGAGATATGAAATTCTAAACCCATACCTTCAGTTGTTGATATATTTGCTGGTGTAAATTGATTAAAACCTAACATACCTATTGCCAATCTTGCTGGTTCTTCGTCATTATTGATATTATTATAAATACCCAATTGGATATTTTCAGCTTTACCATTAGGACTATCAACAACTTTTAGAGGATGTGAATTGGAATATGTGGAGGCATAATTTCCAATAGTTAGATAAGAAGGAGTATAAATATTTTTATTATCATTATAAGAATAACCTTCAAAAAATAGCAGATTAGAATTAACTTTTGTAATTAATTCATTTAATTTTTGAGAAGTTAAATTAGAATCAAGAGTAAGATTTTCAAATTGAACAGATTTGGCAGTGATAGTTCCTTTACAAATAATATTATTATTTACATAAAGACCAGCATTAGTATTTCGCATTTCTCTTCTAGTTGCATTAATTCCAACACCATTATTATTGATAAGGAAATTGTATTCAGTATCTAAGGTATTAGAAGTTAAATTAATATTATTTCTTTGACCAACAACGAGATATTCGTTAAGGGACATATCTAAATTATATAAATTACTAACATTTGCTAAACCAATAGCAATATTTTCAATATATAATTGTTTTGTGTTATTTGTATAACTATTCATATTAACTCCTACTTAAAAATTATATATATGTTTTTAAATCGGCAAAATCAATTTTATTATTCAAATCTTTAATAGCTTCTATAATAATTCCAATAAAACTTAGATAATTAACATTTTTAAATCCACTTGATGTTGTTTCTACTATTTCTGGAATAATTTGTTCTATTTCTTGTGCGATAACACCAATATTCTTCTTATAATCATCTTTAAATTCATATAAAACTCCTCTACATTTTAATATTTTTTCTAAAGCATTTGGATAAGTTTCAATATTTTTTTTTAAATTACTATCAGAAGCATTAAATATATTTCCAGTAATTCCCATATTACCATTTATATTCAATACATAATCATTTAAATTAATAGAAGTAGATGTTAAATTACTACCAATAATAACATTATTATTAAATTTACTATTACTATTAGTATAAAAAGAATAATTTGCAACATCAGGAGTTATATCTCCAATAACAATTTTTCCATAAGTTTGAATATTAGGAATTATAGGATTTAGACTAATAACATTATTATTTAATAATAATCCACTATTACTATTAATATTAACAAATATTTCATTAGAGATATTAGATGATAGACCAGAATTTGCTTTAACATTTAGAACAGATGCTGGGAGTTTATTTCTTTCACTAAAATTTGTGTCAGAATCTAAAATAAAATTTCCACCAATTCTACCATTAATAATAACATTACTATTAAAGATAGATATACCATTAACTATTAATTTTTCATTAGAATTAGGAACAAAATCATTAGAATTGATTGAAATAAAATCACTAATATAAGTTCGTGTATTAATATTAAGATTATTATTATTAGTTGAAATGTTGATATTAGAATTTGCTGAAAATCTTAATTCTAAATTAGAATTTCTAAAAAGTGCTATATTATTACTTTCTTTAGAAAAAACGTCTAATATATAATTATTAGCAATAGTATTTGAATTATTACCAATTGTTGTCTTACCTGCGATTATAACATTTCCAATTTGATTTTTCACATTATTACCTAAATTATTTATATATAAATCTTTAAAATTATCAGTTAATCGATCTATAGAAGATATATATGGATTATTAGCACCACCAATTTCATAAGTTCCTAATGTTAAATGATCACTTGTATTACTTTTAACTATAAAAGTTTTCCAAGAATTCAAAGGAATAGCATTATTAATGGTTAATCGAACATCAGGAATAGGAGGAGAACCTAAACCAACATTAATATTAGCATCGACATTAAAAGCCTGAGAAAGAGCAGTTAAAGACATATCTTTTATTAATAAAAAAAATAATTATTTATTCTTAATAATAGGTGTTAAGATATATATAAAGAATTTCTTATCTTTTTTAAAGGTGATAGTAAATCTTATATCTTCAACATCAATAACACATTCCTTTTTAGTATTTTTAATAAGAATACCATCATCAATACCATAATCAATAATACCTTGTCCTAATTCTTCAAAATTATTATTAAAATCTAAAATAGGAATTCTAACTCCTAATTTTACAGGATCTACGCCATCTTCATATTTACCTAAGATACCTTCTATATGATAGAATAATTCGAATTCGATAAAATCTTCTGTCATATCAACTATTTCAAAATCTTCTTTATTTTTAGCAACTTTAACTACTTTTTTCATTTCCTTTTCTTTTTCTTTAATAATTTTGGTCATTTCTTTCACATAATCATTCATTTCTTTAATTTTAATCGAAGGATCTTCAATATCTAAATTCTTATTTTTCTTATCATTCATACATTCTAATAATGCCTCTTCTTGAGATATATCAGTAGTAGTTTTTTTAAGATTCTTTTTATCATCTTTCAATTGTTCTTTAAAATTTGAAAGGATATCCTTAGTTTTTTCTAAATCAATTTCAATATATTTATCAATATCTTCCATAAAATTTTTATAAACATCAAAGATTAATTTATTATTAGAAGAACTCATTAAAACTTGTTCATTATAAATAATAGGATATGCGAATTGTCTAGCATCTTTTTCACGATTAAGATATGAAATATAACCAGTAATATTATTTAAAAATATTTTATGTTCTTCATTTTCTTTTCTAAATTTATAATTATCATCTAAATATAAATCTTTAAAATCTTCAAAATTTTCTGGAAAATAATTATCAGTTTTCAAAAGATTTAATAATTTAAATAATTGTATTGGATCATTTGTAAAAGGTGTAGCAGTCATTAATAATAATTTACAACTATCATCTTTAGAATATTCATATGATTTATAAATAGCTTTTTTAAGTAATTTAATATCAGGTTTTTCTGCTGCCGGTGTATCTTCGGCGAATAATTTATGAGCTTCATCAATTATAATTAATGTCTTTTTTAAAGGGTCTTCTTTACCATTTCTTTTAACTAATTCTTTATAAAATTCATTTTTACCAGAAACTAAATTAGAAAATTGTTTATAAGATATAGGCATAACCCATTTACCATCAAGATATTTAAGATAATTACTTTTCATATTTTCAGGAATATCAACACCATTTTCAATTTTTTCCTTGATAGTTGAAGAACAGATAAGATTATACATATTTTTCCAAATATCAGGTTTTAAAGTATGTCTAGTAATCCATAAGATAGTATAACCATCTTTTTCAAATGATTTAGATGCTGTAGCAATAGCAGAACAAGTTTTACCAGTTCCAACAGAATGCCAAAATAAAATACCTTTATAAATACTGGAAGAATTAAAATATTCACTAACAAATTGCTGACTATTATTAAGAGTAGCAAAACGACTTTTAACAACATCAGTATTATTAACACAACCATTTTTAAATTCAAGATTTTTCCATTTTAAATCATTGAAATATCGTCTAATATATTTTCTCATTTCAACAAAATCTAATTTCTTTTTCAAATCTTTTCCAATTGATTTAACCTTTTTAATATCTATAAAGGGTCGTTTCTTTTTCTTGATAATCCCTTTAACATATCCACCAAAATTACCATAAGCTTTTTTAATTAAAGCAAAATCTTCATTTTCATTTTTTTCTAAAGATTGATACATATCTTTAATTTCAAAATTACGAAATCCTTCAAATTTCTCAAAAATATCTTTCTTATCTAAATTATCTTCTTTTTCATTACCAAATTCATGAATTGCTTTATTAATTTCATAATCAACCGCACCGAAACGACAAATATTCTCTAATTCGGCAGCAAAAAATAATTTCTTAATATCTATTTTTTCTTCCTTAATAAATAACATAAAAGCATCTGTTTCATCAACTTTTTCTTTAAATGTCTCATTTAAAATTAATTTATATTTGAATACATGAAGAGGCCAACCTACTTCTGAACTAAATTCCAATCCTTTTTGACCACAAAATCTAGTTCCTCTTCCTATTGCTTGTTTTTGATCAGCAGGAGAAATTAAATCATCAAAAAGATGGATATATTTAACATCAAAACAATCAATACCTTCTTTAAAACCTTGGTCAATTAATAAAAATCTAATTTTTTCACCATAGACATTATCAGGTCTTTCATTAAATATTTTAAGGATTTCATTACGAAGTTTCACTGGAAATGGTTTATTATAAATAGCAACAGATGATAATAAAGCAAAATTATCATTACTATCAGGAATATTAATTTTTAATTTTTCATTATAAATATTTTTCATTCCATATGCTTTAAAAACAGATGCTACTAATTTAATACCAGCAATTGAACTTCTTAAATCACTATATATAATATGTTTAAAATTCTTACCATATTTTTTCATATCATTATCATCTAATTCTTGAATTTTTTTAATTAGATGTGCTAATTTAGGAGAATTAGTGTCTAAGAATTCTTTAATTTTAATAGCATTAAATGATTTATTATCAAATTTATAAAAATCATTTTTACTACTATTATTGATTACTCTTCTAATACATTCTGCTTTTTTTGAAAAAGTCATTTTTAATCTAATATTTATGAATGTTTTTTTATTTGATGGATTTCATATTTAAAATTAGGTGTAGGTGTTTCCAATATAATAATTATATCTTTATTAAGACTTCTAAAACTCTTAACAAATCTATAAATATCAATGATATTGATAAATCCTTGATTAATAATATCATGTCTATCTAAATGACTTCCTTTAGGATTTTTACTATTATTTAAATGTATTAAAACTATATCATCAATATTATTATTACTTAATGTAATATCAAATATTTCTTTTAATTCATATCCTTTTGCCCAAATATGACAAGTATCAATACAAATTTTAAATACATCTTTATATCTATTATCAAATTCATTATAAAAATTTAAGAAATCATGATAATTACTTAATAATTCAGTTCCTTGTCCTGACGCAGTTTCTAAAATTAATTTAGAAGACCATTTATTTTTAATAATTGTTTCTAATATAAATTCAACTCCTTTTTTCATATTTATTAAACCATCTTTAATAGGAATTTTAGTAGATTTACCTGTATGAATTACACATCCAATAGAACCTAAAATATGAGCAATTTCTAATTCTTTTAAGATAATTTTAATCCAATAACATTCTTCTAGATTAATATGTCTTTTATTAATCATAGTAGATGATGCTAGATTAATAGTATAAGGACTATGAATAATTAATTTAAAATTATTTTCAATTATAAATGATTGAATATCATGTGGATCTCCTAAAAATTTTCTATTAAATTCTCCAACATTAACACTACGAGGATTAGAAACAAATATTTGAAGAGAATTTCCATCCGCATCTTTAATAATCTTCATAGTTTCTAATAAATTTTTTTCCCTAGGAATATGAGCACCAATTGAAAACATTATTTATTTATGATTTATAAATATTTAATCATTTTTTATATATTATAAAAATAACATGAGTATAACACAAAATAATATATGGAACGCATTATTTAATCAATTTCCATCATTAACTGAAGAGATAAATTTATTTCAAAATAATCCTGATATAGATTATCATTCATCATTAATGCAATTTTCAAATAATTTTAACATTTCAAATATTTCAAATACTTCAATGAATTATAATAATATTTATAATAAATATGATTTAACAATATATTCAACATCACAACAATTATCTAATACATTTAATAAAATATTTAATAGTAATTTAATAAATGTTAATAATGCCGAAATGGCATTTACAAATTCATCTAATTATACTTATAATAGTTCAAATATAATTTTTAATTATATATTAAATACTTATACACCTCATTTTTTATTTAATGATTCTAATTTATCTATTAGTAATCAATTATTATTAAAACAAGATATTTTACAAGAATTAACAAATTTAGTAGGTATTGGTAGTAATATTACAGATTTAGATTATAATAAAATAACATTAAATAAACCAACTACATTTCCAACAGATACTTCATATATATATACAAAATCAGATGTTAATAATATAACATCTCTAAGTAATTTTTATAATAAGATTGATAGTGATAATTTATTAAATGCTAAACAATCAACATTAACAAATTTATCATCATTATTAGGTGTTGGTTCAGCAATTACTCAATTAGATTATAATAAAATAACATTAAATAAACCATTAAAATTTCCACCAGATACAACAAATATATATACAAAAGCAGAAATTAATAATATAATATATTTAACCCATTTTTATAATAAAGATGATATTGATATTTTATTAAATAATAAACAACCAAATTTAACAAATTTATCAACATTATTAGGTATTGGATCAGCAATTACTCAATTAGATTATAATAAAATAACATTAAATAAACCATCTACATTTCCACCAGATACTACGAATATATATATAAAATCGGAAGTTGATAATATAACAACTTTAACAAATTTTTATAATAAGACTGATAGTGATTTAAGATATCTTCAATTAAATGATAATACTTTAAATATTCCTAAAATAAGAGTTTTGAGTTCAGGAGAAAATGTAAATTCTTTAATTGAAATGATATGGGATAATACAACATCAATAACAAGTTTATCTACATATTGGGATATGATAATTGGAAATACTACTAATTATTATGCTATTAGAGATAGAAAAGGAAATGATACAAAAATTAGATTAATAATTGATGATTTAGGAAATGTAGGTATTGGAACTACGACTAATTCTTCATATAATTTATATGTTAATGGTTCTATTAATTCAACGTCATTATATCAAAATGGATCTTTAATAGATTTTGCAAATTTTACAACAGATAATGAATTAACAAATGGATTAGCTTTAAAACAAGATAATTTAACCTCATCAACAAATCTTTTAGGCATTGGTTCTTCAATTACTCAAATTGATTATAATAATATTTCTTTAAATTCATTATATTTCACAAGTCCATTATCAAAAGATGTTAATAATAATGTTAGTATTAATTTAGATTCTTATTCAACGACTGGAAGTGATACTAATTATGTTTTAAAATCAGGTTCAACTATGACAGGTTCTTTAAATATAATAAATGATACATCTAGATTGACATTTGGTTCAAGAACACAAGATTTTTTATTAGATTTATTTTCAGGGACTTATGGTTTAGGTATTGAAAATTTAGCAATAAATTATAAAGTTCCATCAATAGCAGAACATAAGTTTTATTCAGGACCTACAAATACCGTTACTTTTAGTTCAGGTGGATTAATAACAGCAAATTCATTTTCAGGTTCAGGATCAAATATAACAAATATCGATTATAATAAAATTAATGTAAATCCATTAACTTTCATAAGTCCATTATCAAAAGATGTTAATAATAATGTTAGTATTAATTTAGGTTCTTATTCAACAACAGGAAGTGATACTAATTATATTTTAAAAACAGGAGGGATTATGAGTGGTTCTTTAAATATATCAAATACTTCATCAAGATTGATTTTCGGAGGAGATAGATTTGAAAATTTTTTGGTAGATTTATATAAAGGAATATATGGTATTGGTGTTGAATCTGGTTATATGAATTTTCGTGTTACTAGTTCAGCAGGATATAAATTCTATACAAATACAACACATACAGCAACTATTAGTTCAACCGGACAATATACTAATTTAAGTGATGAAAGAATAAAATATGATATTACTAAATTTAATGATAGTAATTTATTAGAAAAAATTTCAAAAATTGAATTAAAAAACTTTAAATATATTAATAATGATGATAATGATAATTTAGGATTTATAGCACAAGAAGTAGAAAAAATATTTCCTAAATCTATTTCGTTAGGAAAAGGTTTTATACCCAATATATATATAAATGTTAAATGTTTTAATAATAAACTTATTTTTACTGAAGATTTTGATATATCATTTTTAAATGTTAATGATATATTATTAATTGATAATAATAATATAGAAATAATAAAAATTGAAAATAATATAATTACTATAAAAGAAAGTTTAAATAAATCATTAGTATTTGTATATGGATCACAAGTAAATGATTTTAGAAATATAGATAAATCATATTTATATTCTGTAAATATATTAGCAACACAGGAATTAATTCGTATTAATAGAGAACAAAAAGAAATAATAGAAAATCAACAAAAACGAATTGAAAATATAGAAGAACAATTAAAATTAATTAAAAATAAATTAGGGATATAAGAAATATATATAATCATTTTTTATATATGATAAAAATAAATGACAGGAACTCATATAATCATAGATATATCTAATATTATTGATAATGAGAAACTTAAATATTCTTCAACCATTTTTCCAGTTATGGATAAGATAGTCGAACAATTTCAATTAAAAGTTGTAGCAAAAGCATCACATCAATTTGAACCATTTGGTTTTACTGGTGTATATGTTCTTTCAGAAAGTCATTTATCAATTCATACATTTGTAGAAGAAAGAAAGATAGCACTTGATTTATATACTTGTTATTTTTTTGATTATTCAAAGGAATTATATGAATTGATGAAGAAGGAATTTGGTGAAGAATGTGAAATAAGTTTAGATGTTATTAAAAGGAAGTAATTGTGAATTTTCTAATTTATAAATTTTATCTACTATTTCTAATGCCGATTTTCTATGAGCAATAACTATCATAGTTGCGTTTTTTTTATCAAAACATTCTTTTATTGTTTTTTTAACTATTTCTTCACAATATGGGTCTAATGCCGAAGTTGCTTCATCAAAGATAATAATCTCAGGTTTTCTTATTAATGCTCTTGCTATAGATATTCTTTGTTTTTGTCCTCCTGATAAAGAACTTAATTCGGTTCCTTCTAAATATGTTTGATATTTATTAGGAAGTTTAGATATAAATTCGTCAGCATTTGCTAATTTAGAAGCTTCTTCTATATCTTCAATTGTTTTATTATTTAAACCATATGAAATATTATTGGCGATAGTATCACTAAATAAGATTGTTTCTTGAGCAACATAACCTATTTTACTTTTTAACCAGATATTATCATAAAAATCAATATTAATATTATTGATAAAAATAGAACCTTGATTAAATTTCAAGAGACCTAAAAGAAGTTTTGCGATGGTGCTTTTACCTTCACCAGAACCTCCAATGATAGCAATTTTATCATAAGGATTAATTGAGAAATTGAAATTATTTAATATAGGAGATAATGATTTTTGATATTTGAATGATATATTATTGAAATTAATGGAGGGTATAAATTTTGTAGGAATATATGAACCTTTTTCAATTGAAGGACTAATAAGAAGATTATTTATTTTTTTATAAGATTTATCACATTTACTCATTTCATTATTAACTTCCATAATTTCTTTAATAGTTTGAAAAGCAGATTTGAAATGGAGGATAAATGTAATAAGATTAGTTGTTAAATTAAGATGTTTAGCGGTTAAGATTATAATAATCATTGTTGATGTGGGCATATTAAAATTAATAAACGCATTAAAGGCATATAAAAAGGTTTCTTTAATAAAGTATTTTGAAATTTGTTCATTTAAATTCATTAATTTATTTTTAGAAATGTCTTCAATTGCTAATGTTTTTTGGATTGATATATGTGAAAAAGTTTCAAAAATAAAATTATTTAATTTTTTATTAATTTCTTCATGACCATTCATATAACATTTATAAAGTTTGTCATAAATAAAACTTATAAGAATATTAAAGATAATTAATATAATCATTAAAAAACATAATTTATATGAAATTTCATAAATAAGATAAAAAGTTATTATAATATTTAATAAAGATCTAGTTAATACATTCACATTTAATGAAATAATTTCAGATACTAAACGTGTATCATGATGAATATAATCATTTAATTCACTAACAGGTGTTATTTCATAAAATGAAGATTGTTGATTAAGAATTTTTTCATAAACCATTAATTTTAATTGATTATTCATATTTCTTTGCGAATATGTAAATAAAGCACCTCTAATAGATGTGAAAATAATAGTTAAAATACTATAATAATATAAGTTATATAGAGAATTATTTGATAAATCTCCTTGAATAATTAAACTAGTATAATGATTTACATAAACACCATTATAAGCACTAATAATAGATGATATTAAACCAAATATTAGATATTTTAAATTTGAATTACATAATTTTATATATTGCTTCATTATATATCTTTAAAAATTATATAAATATTTATATGATTTTAAAGATATATGATTTATTTAAATATTCCTTATAAAGATAGGAAAATAGCAAATGAATATGGAGCGGTTTGGGATAAGAAATTAAAAAAATGGGGTTGCGAAGAAGATAATGAACTATGTTCTATATATAATAAATTTCCAGATGAAGTAAATATTATAGGCGAAGATAGAACTATTGGAGGAAATGAATTATATATTGATATGATACCTAAAACTTCATATTTTAAAAATGTTAGAAATTGTTTTTCTGTAAATGATTGGGATATTATTAGAAATCATATTTATAATAGAACAGAAAATAGATGTGAATGTTGTGGTGTTAAAAGAAGTAAATATTTAGAAGCTCATGAAAGATGGATATATGATATTGAAACAAAAACACAAAAATTAATAAGAATAATTGCTTTATGTAAATTATGTCATCAAGCAACACATTACGGACATTCAAAAATAAAAAAAGATATTACGAAAATTAATGAACATATAAAAAAAGTAAAAAAAATAAATGATGAAGAATTAAAAGAACATATTAAAGATGCTTATGATATATGGAAGGAACGTAATAAAATTGAATGGATAATCGATTTATCAATTATTACAAATTCCAATTTTTAATTATTTTTATCTTCCATTAGAACTATTGCAATTACATGAATTATTAGAAGAATTATTAGAAGAATTATTAGAAGAATTTGAAGAATTTGAGGAATTAGATGTATTTGAAGAATTTGAAGAATTAGAATTTGAAGAATTAGAATTTGAAGAATTTGAAGAATTTGAGGAATTAGATGTATTTGAAGAATTTGAGGAATTAGAATTTGAAGAATTTGAAGAATTTGAGGAATTA